AGACGACGGCACCCGACCTCGCCAAGACGATCATCCCCGTGCACGAGATGTACGCCGAGCCGCGGGCGACGCAGAAGCTGATCGACGACGCGGCGATCGACCTCGAGGCCTGGCTCGTCGCCAAGGTGGCCGACCGCTTCGCGCGGCTGGAGGCCACGGCGTTCGTGAACGGCACGGGCGTGACCCAGCCGCGCGGCCTGCTCGGCTACCCCGCCGGCACGGCCTGGGGCCAGATCGAGCAGGTCAACTCGGGCTCGAACGGCGCGGTGACGGGCGACGGGCTCATCAACCTCCAGGGCTCGCTCAAGGAGGGCTACGGCGGCGCCGCGGTCTGGCTGATGAACCGCCTCACGGCGCGCGAGGCGCGCAAGCTCAAGGACAGCCAGGGCCAGTACCTGTGGCAGCCGGGGCTCGCCGCGGGCGCCGCCGACACCCTCCTCGGCCGGCCCCTGCACCTCGCGGCCGACATGCCGACGCCGGCGGCGAACAGCCTGTCGATCGTCTACGGCGACCTGAGCCGGGCCTACCAGATCGTCGATCGCGCCGGGATCCGCATCCTGCGCGACCCGTTCACCGCCAAGCCCTACGTCAAGTTCTACACGACCAAGCGCGTGGGCGGCGACGTGGTGAACTTCGAGGCGATCAAGATCCAGAAGCTCGCGGCGTAGCGCGGCTTCGGCGCGCGCCCCCCCCCACCCTTCCCTCCCCCGCGAGGAGGGAGGGTCACCATGGAGATGCATCCCATGCGCGACCAGTACAACGCCGTCGTCGTCCGGCGGGCGATCAGCCCCGTGTCGGTGGCGGACAACACGGCCCAGGTCTCCCAGATCATCGACCTCCAGGGCTTCGACGCCTGCACGTTCCTGATCGCCACCGGCTCGATCGCCGACGCCGACGCGACCTTCGCCGTGCTCGTCGAGCACGGCGACCAGGCCAACCTCTCGGACGCCGCCGCCGTGCCCGACGAGGCGCTGCTGGGGACCGAGGCGGCGGCCGGCTTCCAGTTCGACGACGACAACGAGGTGCGCAAGATCGGCTACCGGGGGCCCAAGCGCTACCTGCGGCTCACCGTCACCCCGGCGAACAACGCCTCGGCGGCGCTGATCGCGGCCGTCGCCCTGCTCGGCCGGCCGGCCCAGGGTCCGGCGACCCAGCCGGCGGCGTGAGTCCCATGAACCGGAGGATCGAGATCCAGGGGCGGCGGGCGCCGGGGCCCGCCGGACCCAAGACGGCACCCTCGCCCCGGCCGGTCGCGGGCCGCGAGCCGGCCCGGGCGCCCGCCGACAAGGCGGGGCGGCCGGCGGCGGACAAGCGCGCGGGGGGAGGCCGCCATGGCTGACGTGCAGGCGCTGATGCAGCAGACGCTGAAGGGCGGGTTCGCCGACCGGGTGCGGTACGCCGCCATCAAGGCGGCGATCGCGGTGATGAACGAGGCGGCGCCGGCGGCCGACCGCCTCGCCTACGCCGAGGCGGTGCTGCGCGGCGAGGCCGACATCGGGCAACTCGCCGTCGGCGTGCTCACCAACCCGACGATCGCGAGCCTCGCCGAGGCGTCGAGCGATGCCGACGTCGAGTTCACGGTCAACGCCATCTTCGACGCCTTCGCGAAGGCGGGCGTGAAGGCCGCGGCCTGATGGCGGACATCAAGATCAAGTACGCGTCCGCCGCGGCCCTCACGATCACGCTGGCCTCCCTCGCATCCGACGCGAACCTGCTGGTGGGCCGCGAGTCGGCCGCCGTCGACAACGGGACGAACCTCTACGACGACGTGCTGATCGGCGGCAAGATCAAGCTCGGAACCTCGCCGACCGCCGACAGGCTGATCCAGGTCCACGCCTACGCCACCTGGGACGGCACGACCTACACGGCCTCGGCGACCGGCGCGGACGCGGGGCTGACGCTCATCGCCTCGACGAAGGCCCTCCTCGTGCCGTTGGCGATCATCCCCACCGTCGGCACGACGGGCCAGACCTACGCCTTCGGCCCGGTCAGCCTCGTCCAGGCGATCGGCCAGATGCCGGCGAAGTGGGGCGTCTGGATCGTGCACTCGACGGGCGCCGCCCTCGATTCGACCGGCGGCAACCACGAGGTCAAGTACACCGGCGTCCACTTCCAGACGGTCTGAGCGATGATCCCGCACGTCGCGGGCCGCCGGGGTCAGGGCAAGCCGCGCTGGGGGGTGGCCCTCGACCGGCGGCACCCGCTCGCCCGCGGCCTCGTGGTTTGCCTCGCACTCCTCGAGCGGGCGGGACCGACCTTCAACCTGGTCGACGCGGTCTCGCTCACCCTCGGCTCCGATGCGGCGTGGGAGGACGAGCTTTGGGGCGCGGCCCTCGACAGCACCGGTGACGCGGTCCCTATCGCAATCTCGTCGCCCAGCGACTACGCGCCGATCACGACCAGCAGCGGCGACGGGCTCGGTGATTTCACCATGGCGGTTCTCGCCCGGCCCGTGTCGAACGCGACGCGGACGACCATGTTCCGAAAGAGATCGTCCGGTTCGCAGAACTGCGGACTGTTCGCCAACTGCAACAGCCCGATCAACGGGAACGCCCAGGGCAACGTGGCCTTCGGTGTCCGCAACGGCACGTCGAACAACTCGCTCACGGCGGCCTCTCAGATCGACGGCGGCTGGCATCTCTGGGTCGGCGTGCGCTCCGGTGGCAACCTCGTCCTCTATCGCGACGGGGTGAGCCAAGCGACCGCGAGCTCCGCCGCGTTGGATGCGACGGAGGGAAGCTCCCGCACGCTGGAGCTCGGCGGAGCCGCGCACGCTCAGACGACGGTGTTCTACCAGGGCGAGGCCGCCGGGGCGTGGGCCTGGAACAGGGCGCTCGCGGCCGACGAGGTGGCGCGGTTCACGAACGCGCCGTTCGGGCTGCTCGTGCCGATGCCCCGGCGGATCGCGGTCGCCGCGGTTTCGGGCACGACGTTCGAGCAGGCCCTCGCCGGCGGGGCGGGCGCCGCGACGGCGATGGCCCGCGGCATCGCCAAGCCGCTCGGCGCCCAGGCGGGCGCCGCGGCCGCGATCCGGCGCCGGATCGGCAAGGCGCTCGCGGCGGTGGCCGGGGCCCTCGCCGGGCTCGCGACCCTGCTCGGCGGCCAAGCGACGAAGCCCGCCCGGGCGAGCGTCGCGACGGCGCCGGCCGTCGCGGCGGCGCCGGCCGATGCCCGCGTGACCCGGGCGACGGACTCGGACGCGAGCGCGACGGCCGCGCCGGCGGTCGACGCGGGCGCGGGATGACGAGGAGGTCGTGATGGAGCTGGCGTGGTTCGGGTCGTGCGTCGCCGCGAGCATCGAGGCCACGGTGATCCGGGCGGACGGGCGGATTCGCGCGCTCGGGCGGATCGCCTACTGGCACCGCGATCCGCTGCGTCGTCTGCCGTGGGAGGCCCGGTGCCTCGCGCGCTGCCGCGCGGGCGCCATCGTCTTCAGCCACGCGGGCAAGGCGATCGTCACCGACCGCATCAAGGGAGCGGGCGGAGCCGAGCCCAGGGAGATCGGCTGGGGCACGGGCGCCGGGACCGCCTCGGCCGCCGATTCCGGGCTGTTCGCGGAGAAGGCGACGGATCTTTCGAGCGGGACCGGGACGCGAACGACCGGCGCCTCGAGCCTGGCGACGACGGCGCAGGCGAACGACACCTATCGCGTGGTCGGCACGCGGACCGCGACCGGCGCCGGCACCGTGACCAACGCCGGGCTGTTCGACGACAACGCGATCGGCGCGGGCGCCATGCTGCTGAAGGGCGACTTCGCCGGCATTGGCCTGTCCTCCGGCGATTCGATCCAGTTCACGATGAGCCTGCAGTTCACATAGGGCGCGATGATCAACACCTACGTCCGCGGAACGCTCGTGCGCTGCTCGGTCCTGTTCGAGAACGCGGCCGGGACCGACGTGGACCCGACGACCGTCACCTTCCGCTTCAAGACGCCGGCCGGCGCGACCACGAGCTGGGTGCACGGCGTGGACGGCGGGCTCGTGAAGGACGCGACCGGGGCCTACCACGCCGACGTCGACGCGAACGACGAAGGCGCGTGGCACTACCGCTGGGAGGGGACGGGCGCGAACCAGGCCGCGGCCGAGGGGCAGTTCACCGTGATCGGAGGAGCGTTCGCATGAGCGGGCTTTCGCTCGTCGCCCCGGCCCCCGACCGGCCGCTCAGCCTCGCCGAGGCGAAGGAGCACCTCCGGATCGACGGCAACGACGAGGACGCGGCGATCGAGGCGCTGATCGAGGCGGCGACGCAGGCCGCGCGCGACGTCACCGGGCGCGAGCTCCTGCACCAGACCTGGCGCTGGACCTGCGACGCGTTCGTCGACGACAGCGGGAGCTGGTGGGCGGGCACGCTGCAACGCGTACGCGGCGCCGGATCGCCCGATTCGATCGCGGTCCCGCGCCCGCCGCTCGCCTCGGTCGCGAGCATCGTCACCTACGACGCCGACGACACGCCCTCGACCTTCCCCGCCGCGGCCTATCTCGCCGACACGGTCTCGGTGCCGGGGCGGATCGTGCTGCGCCACGGCTGGCAGTGGCCGAGCAACCTGCGCGCGGCCAACGGCATCGAGATCACCTTCGTCGCCGGCTACGGGACGCGGCCGAGCGACGTGCCGATGGCGCTCCGGCGCGGCATCCTCGCCCTCGTCGCCGCCCTGTTCGAGGGCCGCGAGGGCGACCTCGCGATCCCGCCGCCGGCCGTGCAGGCGCTGTGGCGGCCCTATCGCGTGGCCCGGCTGCCGTGAGGATCGGACGCTTGCGCCACCGCGCGACGCTGCAGCGCGAGGCGCTTTCGCCCGACGGCGGCGGCGGCCACACCTCGACCTGGTCCGACGTGGCGACGGTGTGGGCCGAGGTCGCGCCGCGCGCGGGAGACGAGGCGTTCGCCGCGGGCCGGATCGAGGCGCGGACGCGGCTGCGCCTGCGCCTGCGCTTCCGCGACGGCGTCGCGGCCGGGATGAGGATCGTCCTCGACGGGCGGATCCTGAACGTGCGCGCCGTGCTCGACGACGGGCGGCGCCGCTGGCTCGAGCTCGACTGCGAGGAGGGGGTGGCGACGTGAGCCTCATCGCCGTGAGGACGAGGACCGAGATCGACCTCGCCGCGCCGGCGGCACGGATCGAGCGGCTGGCGCGCGACGCGCTCGCGACCGCGGCCGAGGGGATCGCGGCGGAGGCGCGGGCGCGCGCCGCCCGGCGATCGGGGACCCTCGCGGGCGCGATCGCGTCACGCGCGGACGGGGACGGCTTCGCGATCGTCGCTCTCGCGCCCCACGCCGCGTTCGTCGAGCTCGGGACCGCGCGGGCGCCCGCCCGCCCGTTCCTGCGGCCGGCGCTGGAGGCCGGGCGGGCCGGGCTCGCCGCCGCCATCGCCCGCGCGATCGGGGCCTGAGCGATGGGAGCGGACGCCGCCTGGGCGCTGCAACAGGCGATCCACGGCCTGCTGGCCGGAGACGCGACGCTCGGCCTCCTCGCGCCGGGCGGGGTGCACGACCACGCGCCCGAGGACACCGCGTTTCCCTGGGTGCAGATCGGACCCGTCGCGGTCCGCGACTTCTCGGCCAAGACGTTCGCGGGCGCCGAGCACGCGATCGAGCTCCGGGCCTGGTCGCGGGGCCGCGGCAGGCGCGAGGCGAAGGCGATCGCGGGACGCCTGCACGAGCTCCTGCACGGGGCGGGGTTCGCGATCGCCGGACACACCCTCGTCGACCTCCGCTTCGACGGGCTCGACGTGGGCGTGGAGCCCGACGGGCTCACGACGCTCGCGCGCGCGAGATTCCGGGCGATCACGCAGGCGGAGTAGGAGGCGTTCCGACGCGCGCGGCGCTCGGGTCACGCGGCGCGCGGACGCACTACCCCTCACCCCACCCTCTCCCACAAGGGGAGAGGGGGGTCGAACCAGGAGATGACGGATGGCGGCACAGAAGGGGCGGCTGTTCCTCTTGAAGCAGGGGACGGCGGCGGCGGGCACCACGATCGCGGGGCTGCGCGCGACGCGCTTCCGCATCGACCAGCAGATCGTCGACGCGACGAACAAGGGCTCGGCGAACCAGTGGCGCGAGCTCCTCGCCGGCGCGGGCGTGCGCAGCCTGGCGATCGAGGCCGCGGGCGTGTTCCAGGATTCGGCCGTCGAGGAGACGCTCAGGGGCTTCGCCTTCGCCGGCACCGCCAACGCCTTCGGCCTGATCTTCGAGAACGGCGATGCGATCGACGGCTCCTACGTCGTCGCCCGGCTCGAGCGGGCCGGCGACCACGACGGGGCCGAGACCTACGCCGTGACGCTGGAATCCGCCGGGCCGATCACCTTCACGGCGGCCTGAGATGACCGCGAACCCCCATCGCGGCGAGGTGGCGGTCACGCTGGCCGGGACGACGTATGTGCTGCGCCCGACCTTCGCGGCGATCGCCGCGATCGAGACGGCGACGGGCGCGGGGGTCTACGCCCTCGCCGAGCGGCTGCACGCCATGCTCCGAAGCGAACCCGGCCCGGGCATCGGCGCGAAGGACGTGGCCGCGATCCTCGCCGCCGGCATGGCGGGAGCGGACCGGCCGACGAGCGGGGAGGAGGCGGGCCGCATCGCGGTGGCGGCGGGGCTCGTGCCCGCCGCCGCGGCGGCCTTCGCCTTCCTGGTCGCGGCGCTGACCGGGCCGGACGAGGCCCGATGAGCCGCCGCTTCCCCATGGAGCGGGCGATGGCGCTGGGGCTGGGCGCGCTGGGCTGGAGCCCGGACGCCTTCTGGCAAGCGACGCCGCGCGAGCTCCTGGCCGCGCTGGGGCACCGGGGCGAGCCCGCCGCCTCGGCGACGCGCGCGGAGTACGAAGCGCTGAAGGCGAGGTTTCCCGACCGATGACGACCGTCGATGCGGTGATGGTGCGGATCGAGGCCGACGCGAGCGCGTTGCGGGCCGAGCTCGCCCGCGCGGGCGAGGCGGCGGAGCGCGACGCGGGACGCATCGCGACGAGCTTCGAGGGCGCCGCCGGCGCGATCGACCGCTCGCTCGGCGGCACGTTCGGGCGCCTGCGGCGCCAGGTCGCGGCGCTCGATTTCGACCTGCGGGGACTGCTGGGAGGCCTGCTGGGCGACCTCGCCCTCGGCGCGGCCGGGGCCGGCATCGAAGGCCTCCTGGAGGGCGTGTTCGCGGGGTTCGCCCCGCGCGCCGCGCCCGCGCCGGCGATCGCCCAGCGCGCCGGGACGGGCGTCACGATCCAACAGACCTTCGTCGTCAACCAGGGCGCCGACGCGGCGGCCGTCGCCGCGCTGCACCGGACCGCGGCCCGGATCAAGCGCGAGACGCTCGCGGCCGTCCAGGACGCGCAGCGGCGGAGCGCCGGAGGGTTCGTGTAGTGGCCTTCGCGTACCCCCTGACGATGCCGGGGAGCCCCGGGTTCCGCGCCTCGCGGTTCGGGCTCCGGACCAACACGCTCCTCTACGAGTCGCCCGCGAGCCGGGCGGTCCAGACGAGCGAGCGGGCCGGCGCCCAGTGGTGGCTCGAGGCCGAGCTTCCGCCGATGAGGCGGGAGCAGGCGGCGGCGTGGATCGCCTTCCTCGCCGAGCTGCGCGGGCCGGTGGGGACGTTCAGGGGTTACGACCCGGACGCGAGGGAGCCGCGCGGGATCGCCACCGGAACGCCGCGGGTGATGGGCGCGGGCCAGAGCGGGCACGCGCTCGCGACCGACGGCTGGACGCCCGACACGCCCGGCATCCTCAGGGCCGGCGACTACCTCGCCCTCGCGAGCCCGCGCCAGCGACTGCACCAGGTGGTGGCGGACGCCGCGTCCGACGGCTCGGGCCGGGCCACGCTTTCGATCGTGCCGCCCTTGCGCGAGAGCCCTGCCGACGACGCGTCGCTCACGGTCGTGCAGCCGTTCGGGCTCTTCCGCCTGGCGGACGACGAGATCGGCTGGGACGCCGACCACGCCGCCGTCTTCGGCCTCAGGTTCCGGGCGCGGGAGGCCTTGTGAGCGGATGGGCGCGCAAGAAGCGGTGGTAGGAGCGCAGCGCCTGGTCGCGCACCTCGAGCGCGAGGTCGGGCGGCTCGTCCTTGGCGGCGAGGCGCTCGTCGATGGCGGCGAGGATCGTATCGGGCGGGATCCCGAGGGTGCGCGCGAGCGCGAGCAGCATGCCCTCGACGACGAGGAGATGGGCGCGGACCTGCTTCGCCCGCTGCTTCGCCGCCGAGGCTTCCTTGAAGATCTCGTCGAGGTTGCGCATGGGACCCTCCGCCGCGTGCGGGGCCATGCCTAGCACGGGGCGGCCATGACGCGAAGCCTGACGGCCGGCGCCCTCGCCGAGGCGACGGCGGAGGCCAACCGGATCGGGCTGTTCGCCGCGTTCGAGTTCGCGAGCGGGCCGGTGTTCCTGTGGTCCGGGGTCGGCGACGTCACGACCGCGGGCCTCGGAACCCTGCCGGCCGCGACGTGGACGGGCGCCGGCACGCTGGGGTCGGTCTCGGCGATCGAGGAGACGGCGGGTCTGCGGGCGAACGGCGTGACGTTCACGCTCTCGGGCGTCGCGGCCTCGCTGCTCTCGATCGCGCTGGGCGAGCACTACCAGGGCCGCGCGGCGAAGATGTGGCTCGGGTACTTCGACGCGAGCTGGACGCCGATCGCGGACCCGATCCCGCTGGTGAACGGCAAGATGGACCAGATGGAGCTCGTGGACGAGGGCGCGACGGCGACGATCCGGCTCTCGGTCGAGAACCGGCTGATCGACTTCGAGCGGCCCGCCGATCCGGGCTTCTACACCGACGCCGACCAGAGGCGGCGGTTCCCCGGCGATCGCGGGCTCGAATACGTCGCGAAGCTCCAGAACAAGACGATCTTCTGGGGCCGGGCGAAGCTCCGCCCCGACAAGCCGGTCGAGGGGGATGGGGGCGGCGGCCCGACCGAGACCCCGCGCCCAGGAGGAGGCCGGGAGCGGTGAGGCGCCGGCCCGACTGGCCCGTGCGGCTGATGGCGCGCGTCGAGGCCGCGCGGGAGCGGCGGTTCCGCTGGGGCAGCCACGATTGCTGCACCTTCGCCGCCGATTGCATCGAAGCGGTGACGGGCGCGAGCCTGGGGGAGGACGTGCGCGGCCGCTACGGCACCGAGGCCGAGGCGACGCGTCTGCTCGGCGAGGGCGGTCTCGCGGCCCTGGCGACGCGGCATCTGGGAACGCCGCTCGCCTCGCCCTCGCTCGCGCGGCGGGGCGACGTGGCCCTGATCCGGATCCGGACCTGGGAATGCCTGGGGATCGTGCTCGGCCCACGGGTGGCGGCGGTCGGCCTCGCGGGGCTCGTGTTCCTGCCCGAGCGCGCGATCGAGACGGCGTGGCCGGTCGGATGGGGGAACCCGTAGATGCCCGCGGCGGTCATCCCGGCGATCGTGACGGCGATCGGCTTCACCGGCACGGCGGCGACGATCGCGGGCGCGGTCTTGAGCCTCGGCTCGGCCTTCATCCTCTCGGCGGTGGCGCGGTCCCTCGCGCCGAAGCCGAAGCGCACCGGGCTCACCGGCCGGCAGGACATGATCCGCCAGCCGGTGGTGGCCCGGCGCACGATCTACGGCCGGCAGATGGTGTCGGGCCCGATCGTGTTCGCCCACACCCACGGCACGAGCGGCAAGGACAAGAACGCCTACCTGAACTTCATCGTCGTGCTGGCCGCCCACGAGTGCGAGGCGATCGAGGAGATCTGGTTCAACGACATCAAGGTGACGTTCCAGGGCGGATCGTCGGGCGCGCTCGCCGACCCGTTCCGGCACCCGGACCTGGACGGCGCGGTGGGCGACGGGGCCTGGGTCTACCCGCACCTCGGGGCCGCCGACCAGCTCGCGGACTCGGTGCTGATCCAGGACGCGCCGACCAAGTGGACGGCCGAGCACCGGCTGCGGGGGCTGTGCTACCTGCACGTCCGGCTGCTCTTCGACCAGGGCTCGCCCCTGTGGGCCGACGGCATCCCGAACGTGCGGGCCGTGGTGAAGGGCAAGAGGCTCTACGACACCCGCACCGCGACCACGGCCTGGTCGGAGAACCCGGCGCTCTGCGTCTACGACTACCTGACGAACGTGCTGGGCGTGGCCGCGAGCGAGATCGACACCGCGTCCGTGAACGCGGCGGCGAACGAGTGCGAGGAGCAGGTCGCCCTCGCGGCCGGCGGCACGTCCGACCGCTACACCTGCAACGGGATCGTCGAGGCCGACGAGCGCCCGGCGGACGTGCTGAGCAAGCTCCTGTCCGCCATGGCCGGCACGCTCGTCTACTCGGGGGGCACGTTCTACCTGTTCGCCGGGGCGGCGACCGCGGCGACGCTTTCGCTCGACGAGGACGACCTCGCGGGGCCGATCACCGTGCATCCGCGCGTGACGCGCCGCGAGCTCTTCAACGCGGTCAAGGCCGTCTACGTCAACCGCGACAAGGACTGGCAGCCGACCGACGCGCCAGTGGTGACGGCCGCGACCTACAAGGCCCAGGACGGCGGGGTCGAGATCGTGCAGCGGCTCGACCTGCCGTTCACGGTGACCAGCGCGATGGCGCAGCGGCTGGCGCTCATCGAGCTCGAGCGGATGCGGCAGCAGATCGTGGTCGAGGTCACGGTCAAGCAGGTCGCGCTCAACCTGCGGGCCTGGGACACCGTGAACCTGACGAACGCGCTCTACGGCTGGAGCGCGAAGAAGTTCCGGGTGGTGGGCTGGCGGCTGAACGAGGACGTGACGGTCGGCCTCACGCTGCGGGAGGAGGCGGACACCATCTGGGACGAGGCGCTGGACGCCGCCGAGGACGACGCGCCCGACACCAACCTGCCGGACCCCCGCGACGTGGCCTCCCCGGGCGCCTTGGTGTTCGCCGAGGAGCTGCGCACGACGCGGTCGGGCACGGTCGTCACCATGCTCTCGGTTTCGTTCGGCGAGGTCGACGACGGATTCGCGGTCGCCTACGAGCTGCAGTTCAAGAAGAGCACGGCCTCGCGGTTCCGCCTCGTCGGCCAGGGGCTCGCCACCGAGTACGAGGTGGGGCCGCTCGAGGACCTGGTGGCCTACGACTTCCGGGTCCGCGCCATCAACGCCATCGGGGCGAAGTCGACGTGGACCACCGGCTCCTACACGACGGCCGGGCAGACGGCGCCGCCTTCCGACGTGACGGGGTTCACCATCGAGGTGAGGGGCGGGGACGCGCTCTTGCGCTGGACGCCGGTGGCCGACGTGGACTTGAGCCACTACCGGGTCCGCTACAGCGAGGCGACGAGCGGGGCGACCTGGTCGGGCGCGGTCGATCTCGTCAAGAAGGTCGGGCGGGTCGCGAACAGCGTGCTGGTGCCGGCGCTCACCGGCACCTACCTGATCAAGGCGGTGGACCTGAAGGGCAACGCGAGCGTCAACGCGGCACTCGTCGTCTCGACCGTCGCCGCGATCGCGGGGCTCAACGCGATCGCGACCGAGCAGGAAGACCCGACCTACGGCGGGACCCACTCGGGGACGGCGGTGGACGGATCGGGCCGGCTGCACCTGAACGGGGCGGACACCCTGGCCGGCTGGTCGATCCTCTCGGGCGTCGCGATCCTGGCGCTCGGCGAAGACAACGCGCTGGTCGGCTCCGGCACCTACACGTTCGCCGACACCTTCGACCTCGGCGCGGTCTACACCTCGCGGCTCACGGGCCGGCTCAAGAACCTCGGCCAGAACTACGACAACGCCGTCTCGGGCTGGGCGGTGCTCTCGGACATCGCCGTGCTGGCCGGGACCGAGCTCGACGGGCAGGACGCCTGGCTCGAAGTGCGGTTCACGAACGACGATCCGGCCGGCTCGCCCGCCTGGAGCGCGTGGCAGGGGTTCGTCGCCGGCGACTACCGGGCGCGCGCGTTCCAGTTCCGCGCCCGGCTCGTCTCGGATCGGACGCGGGTGACGCCGCTGATCGACGAGCTGCGGGTGACGATCGACATGGAGGACCGGGTGATCGAGGAGCACGATCTCGCGATCCCGGCGGCCGGGCTCGCCATCACGTATCCGGGGGGCGCCTTCAAGGCGCTGCCGGCGCTCGGGGTCTCGATCCAGGACCTCGAGAGCGGCGACTACTTCCGGATCACCGGCAAGAGCGCGGCCGGCTTCACGCTGCGCTGCTTCGACGCCGGCGGCGCGGGCGTGGCACGGACGGCCGATTACGTGGCGCGCGGCTACGGCCTCGCCGCCTAGAGGAGAGACATGGCCCAGAACTCGCCCGTCGCGTTCGTCGACACGGAATCGGGCACGCAGCTCGTTTCCCGGCTCAACAACGTCGGCGAATCCTTCCGCACCGGCAACAAGGGCACCGGCCGCCCGTCCTACGCCGTGGACGGCACCGAGTGGTGGGACTCGAACACCCCCACCTCGACGCTGAACGCGAAGAACGTCTACGACGGCTCTGCCGACGCCGTGCAGGGCTACCACGACACGGCCGGCAACCGCTTCTACCCGGCGCTCCACAGAGGCGCCATCCACGGCCTGACGATCTCGAACAACGGGACCGACGCGCTCAACGACATCGACATCGCGGTGGGGTCGTGCCGGGACTCCACCGACGTGGACGACATGCACCTGCTCTCCGCGCTGACCAAGCGGCTGGACGCCGGCTGGGCGGTGGGGACCGGCAACGGCGGGCTCGACACCGGCGCCGAGGCCGCCTCGACCCTCTATGCCGTCTGGCTGATCAAGCGCTCCGACACGGGCGTGGTCGACGCGCTCTTCTCGACCTCGTTCACCGCGCCCTCGATGCCGACCAACTACGACCGCAAGCGGCTGATCGGCGCCTTCTACAACGACGCCGCGAGCGCGATCGTCGCCTTCAAGCAGGTCGGCGACTACTTCCGCTACACGGGTGCCGCGATCATCGACGTGAACGACTCCTCGATCGGGGCGGCCAACGTCTTCGAGCCGGCGGCGACGCTCTCGGCGCCTCCCAACTGCCTCGCCCACATCGTCGCGCGCGCGACGAGCTCGGGCACCCAGGCCCTGGGGCGCGTGACGGTGCGCACCGCCGGCGCGGCCGACCCAGGCAACAGCTTCAGCGTGGCCGCGACCGGGGTGGAATGGTCCACGACCTCGTTCCGCGACTCGGCCGCCTCGATGCTCGTGCTCGTCAACGCCTCGCGGCAGGTCGAGTACGCCGTCAACCACACGTCGATCTCGGTGGTGCTGACCACCCTCGGATTCCTGATGCTGACACGGAGCGAGCCGTAGATGGCCAAGGGCTGGTTCTTCGACGCGGCCGGCGTGCCGCTCTACTTCGGCGAGGCGGCGGACAAGCCGGCGCTGTCGGGCAACACGTTCGTCGCCGAGGCGCGCGCGGGCCCGCGCCCCTCCGACCTGCACGGCTGGGACGGCCAGGGCTGGGCCCTCAACGCGACCCTGAGCGCCCGGGCCGCGCGCCGCGACGCGGAAGACGCGCTCGCGCGGCTGGATCGAGACGTGCCCCGCGCGCTCGAGGACCTCATCGACGCGCTCGTCGCGCGCGGGGTCATCGCCAAGGACGACCTGCCCGCGGCGACCGCCGCGAAGATCGCGGCCAAGCAGGCCGAGCGGGCGAAGCCCGGATGATGGAGGCAAGCATGCGGATCCCGACCCTCGCCGCCCTCGTGGCGGCGTTCTCGTTCCCGGCCCACGCGGGCGAGACGGCCTGCGGGCCGCGCGAGGCGATCGTCGCGCATCTCGCGGAGGCGTTCGGCGAGGCCCCGATCTTCGCCGGCGCGCACCCGACGAGCCCGCAGACGATGGAACTGTTCCTCAACCCCGAGACCGGCACCTTCACCGTGCTGGTGACGAACCCGATGACGAGCTGCGTGACCGCGGCGGGCGTGGACGGCCGCGCATTCCCGCCGCCCGTGCCCGGCGAGGGCGCGTGACCGAGGCCGAGCGGAAGGCGATCGACACGCGCGCGCTCGAGATCGCCGGCCGCGCGCTGGTGCTGATCGAGCGGCACGAGCGCGACTGCGAGCGGCAGCGCATCGAGGACCGGCGGCTCGCCGACGACTTCCGCGACGAGGTGCGGGCCGCCTTCAAGGCGCTCTACCTGCGGCACTGGATGGCGGCCGGCAGCCTGATCGGCGCGTTCGCGACCCTGTGGGCGCGGGCGCAGGGCTGGCTTTGAGCGAGAGGAGTTCGGCATGACCGACAGCAAGGCGTGGTACGCGAGCACGGGCGTGTGGGGCGGGATCGTGGCGATCGGGGCCGCCGCGCTGGGCGCGTTCGGCTACGCCCTCGCGCCCGGGGACCAGGCGCAGCTCGCCGAGTGGATCGCCACCCTCGGCGGCATCGCGGGCGGGCTCGCGGCGATCGTCGGACGCGTGCGCGCGAGCAAGCGGATCGGATGACCTGGTTCGCGGCCGCCGCCGCGCTCCTCGGCCGGATCGCCGAGGCGCTCGCGCGGGCCCTGCCGATCGCCCTCGCCTTCTGGGCGGGACGGCGCGGCCGGCGGGCGCGCGACGCGGAACACATCGCGGAGATCAAGGATGAGCAACTGGAACGCGCGGCTCGCCGCCCTCGCGATCGCGACGAGCTCGTGCGCCGGCTGCGGCGCGACGGGCTCTAGCCCCTGCCCGCCGCTCGTCGACTACGATTCGCAATTCGCCTCCGCCCTCGCCGAGGAGATTGAAGCGATGGGGAAGGATGTGGTAACGCCTACGGCGATAGCGGACTACATGCTGTTGCGGGAGCAGGTCAGAGCATGTCGCCAGGAAGGCCGCTGAGGTGGGGCCAGGCGCGGGCAGGCGTTGGGGGAGCCCGCGTGATCCGGCGAGACGCCGACTTCGCTTCCCCGAGCCCACGTATCGGGTGCGGGGGAGTTCGGTGTCTCAGCTGACCCATCTCAACCGCTGGCAGCGGTACCAGGTCGCGCGGCTCGAGGGCCTGATCGACGGGCTGCGAGCGGAGGCGCGACGTCTGAAGTCGCGCGACTACATCCCGGTGATCGAACAGCTCGGCCGGGCGATGCTGGACGACCTGATGGCCGAGTGCGAGGAGCTGAGGCAGGAGGTCAAGCGCGGCGCCGAGGTGCCCACGCCCGAGGTGCGCTTCGAACGGGTGTAGGGGGAGGACGGACATCCCCCTCCCCTTACCCCCACCCACGGGGAGAGGGGGACGACGAGACGAGGACCGGCGGAGGAGACCCCTCCGCCGGTCCTTTTTCGTTTTCAGGCCCGGCCCGCCGCGAGATCGGCGAGAACCCGGTGGGCGGCGTTGTGGCCGGGAGCCCCGGTGACGCCGCCGCCCGGGTGGGCGCCCGCGCCGCAGAGATAGAGGCCGGGCACGGGGGTCGCGTAGCGCGCGGCGCGCGGGTGGGGGCGCAAGGAGAACATCTGATCGGGATCGAGGCGGCCGTGGTAGACGTCGCCGCCGGTGAGGCCGTAGGTGCGCTCGAGATCGAGGGGCGAGAGCACCATCCGCCCGACGACGAGCGAGGCGAGGTTCGGGATGAAGCGCGCCATGCGCTCGACGATCAGGTCGGCGACGCGCTCCTTCTCGTCGTCCCACGAGCGATCGCGCGAGAGCCGGTAGGGGAAGTGCTGGGCCAGGAGGCTCAGGATATGGCAGCCGGGCGGGGCCAGGCTGTCGTCCGAGGCGGTCGGGATCTGGACGTCGATGATCGGCTCCTCGGGGATCTCGCCGGCGGCGGCCGCGCGCCACGCCTCCTCGAACGCGGCGTAGGAGGGCGTGAGGGCCATGAAGCAGCGGTGGTGGAGGCCGATCCCGTCGCCGGGCAGGCAGGCGAAGCGGGGCACGCCCGAGAGCGCGAGGTTCATGCGGAAGGAGGCCGATTCGCAGCGGAAGCCGGCGATGTCGGCGGCGAAGGCGGGATCGAGGTTCTCCTCGCCGACGAGGCCGAGGAAGGTGCGGCGGGGATCGGTGTTGGCGAGGACGACGCGGGCGCGGATCTCCTCGCCCGACTCCAGGACGACGCCGACCGCCCGAGGGCCGTCCAGCAGCACCCTGGCGACGGGAGCGTTCACCCGGATCGTGGCGCCGAACCCGCGCGCGGCGGCCGCCATGGCGCCGGTGATCGCGCCCATGCCGCCCCGGGCCAGCGCCCAGGCCCCGCGCTTGCCGTCAATCTCGCCCATCGAGAGGTGGAGGAGGTTGATGGCCGAGCCGGGCTGGTAGAGGCTCACGAACGCGCCGGCGGTCGCCGAGGAGGCGAGGCGGACGCGCATGGGGTCGCTCTCGAACCAGCGCTCGATCAGATGGCCGACGCCGGTGGCGAAGAGCTGGGCGAAGCGGTGGCGCCGCTCCGCCGAGAGGCCGCGCACGTCCTTCAAGAGCGCGAGACCGGAGAGGACGTCGCCGAGGCCGCCGCCGGCGAGCGGCAGGGGCGGCTTCAGCATCCGCTTGCGGAGGACGTCGGCGACGGCCGAGAGCGCGCCGTAGAAGTCGGCCATCGCGTCGTAGTCGCGGTTGGAGAACTTCGCCACCTCGGCGCGGTCGTGGTTCGGATCGCCGGTGGTGAGCAGGTAGCGGCCGTCGAGCCGGGGCGTGAAGCCGCCGGCCATGGGGATCGTGGCGAAGCCGTGGCGATGGAGGTCGAGGTCGGCGATCACCTTTGGCTGCAGGAGGCTCACGACGTAGGAGCAGCTCGAGTTGCGGAAGCCGGGGTGGAACTCCTCGGTGACGGCGGCGCCGCCGACGATCGGCCGGCGCTCGAGGACGAGGGTCGAAAGCCCGGCGCGGGCGAGGTAGGCCGCGGCGGTCAGCCCGTTGTGGCCGGCGCCGATGACGAGGGCGTCGTAGGAGTTGCTCATGCCAGGCGCGGGCGCGCTACCCCTCCCCCTACCCCCTCCCGCGAGGGGAGGGGGAAACCGGAGAACGTCCCCTTCCGCGCGGGAAGGGGGCGAAACTCGAAGACCGGTCGGGTACACTATCACCATGCCCGGCGTGAAGGAGATCGTCCGCACCACCTGCCCGCGCGACTGCTACGACGGCTGCGGCATCGCGGTCGTCAAGCGGGGCGGGCGCATCACGAAGGTCCTGGGGGACCCGGACCACCCGACCGCGCGCGGCGCGCTGTGCGGCAAGTGCGCGCTCGCCTACAACGGGGTGTTCCTGGACCCGAAGGCGCGCCTCACGCGCCCCCTCAGGCGGGTCGGGCCGAAGGGCGAGCGGCGGTTCGAGGCGATTCCTTGGGACGAGGCGATGGCGACGGCGGGCGACCGGCTCAAGGCGATCGTGGCCGAGAGCGGGGCGGCGACGATCATCCACGCCCACTACACCGGCACCTGCTCGATGCTGGCCGGCGGCTTTCCCATGCGCTTCTTCCACCGGCTCGGCGCGACCGAGGTGGAGCCGGACACCGTCTGCAACAACGCCGGCCACGCGGCGCTCCAGTACGTGCTGGGGACCTCCACCGACGGGTTCGACCCGCGGACGGCGAAGGACGCGGCCTGCATCGTCGTGTGGGGCGCGAACCCCTCGGCCTGCGCCCCCCACGCGCACAAGCACTGGCTGAAGGAGACCCCGGCCAAGGTCGTGGTCATCGACCCCGTCCGCCACCCCACGGCGGCCGAGGCCGACCTGCACCTCCAGGTCCGGCCCGGCACCGACGCGGCGCTCGCCTTCGCGCTCCTGCACGTGCTGCGGCGCGAGGGGCGCCTCGACCGCCACTTCCTCGCGAACCACACGGCGGGCTGGGAGGAGATCGAGCCGATGCTCGGGCCCTGCACGCCGGAGTGGGCGGCCGGGATCACCGGCGTTCCGGCGGCCGAGATCGAGGAGGCGGCGAGGCTTTACGGCGCGGGGCGCGCGATGCTGTGGCTGGGCCAGGGGCTGCAGCGGCAGCCCAAGGGCGGCAACGTCTTCCGCGCCTGCGCCCTCCTGCCGGCGGCGACGGGGAACATCGGCAAGCCGGGCACCGGCATCTACTACCTGAACGGCGGACGGACGCGGGGCATCGACGGCGCGTACATCCGGGCGCCCCACCTGATGGGCGAGGACTACCCGGGAAGCTTCAGCCAGATGGACCTCGCGGCCCGGCTCGAGGACCGGACGCGCGC